CACGAATAAGAACGGGCAATGGCAGGAAGATGAGATGGAAGATAAACCTGCCTATGCCTTCTTTTCAGGAGAGGAAAAGGAAGAACAACGTGAAATGATGCGTCAAATCATCAACGGACGATACGAATCTAATTTCCCTCCCAGTTTGAAGACGAGTATTGAGAAACGCGGTAAGAAACTGCTCTGTCTACTGATGGCTACCTCTTCAGGTGCAGAAGGTATTACGTTAGCCAATGTTCGTCATGTGCACATCATGGAACCTCACTGGACACCTGCACGACATGACCAAGTCATTGGTCGCGCGATTCGTATTTGTTCACATGCATCCTTACCGATGGACCAACGTACTGTACGTGTGAGCTTTTACTTGTCTGTGATTTCACCGACCCAAAGTAAAGGTGTAGAAGGTCCTAACGTAGTTGCAGTTCGTAAATCTGACGTTGAATTGAAACGGTATGAAGGCGATCCGCCAGTGGAAACGTTTATGTCCACAGATGAATACCTGTATGAGAAGGTGTATGAAAAGGACAAGGTCAATCAACGAATTTCAATCTTACTGAAACAATCTGCAGTGGATTGCGAAGTTCATCGTAAACTTCACTCACGTGAGAAGCCTCAAATCTCTTGTATGCGATTTGATAGTACATCTACCGGTGAGAATCTAGCCTTCAAACCTAGTATCAAAAACGATGACCTGGATGAAACCTATCTCCGCAATATGACGCGTAAGAAGAGACGTCTTCAAAAATTGAAGATTAAAGACATCGTGTATTTCATGGACCCGGATTCTAAAGAGATTTTTGACGGTCAGGCCTTTGAAGACAATCAACGATTACTGAGAATCGGAACTAAAGTGTCTGAAACTCAAATTAAGTACTGGCTTGAATAGTTCGGAGGTCTTCAATAAATCCAGCACAGACCTCTTTCCAATTCTTGAACTTAAGATCTGAAACTGCAGCTCGCATTGTATCTAGCTTTTCAAGTACTGCAGTCATTGAGCTAGCAACATCATCTGGATTGAAGGATGGAGAGTGAAGCCCTAAAGGCATTGCAACGGATTGATAGACTAATGGACCCGGATGTACATAGGATGCAACGGTTGTTGGAATAAAGGAACGATACGAACCAACATCCGTAATCACTTGAGGAGCGCCTGTGTATAAATGTTCAAGCTGGCATAATCCGAACCCTTCACCGTCTGAAGTATTCATTCCGATGTCGCACATATTGTAGATATGATTCATACCTTCATCACTAATTGAAGCTGGTGGAGCTGTATCAATAATCGCCATACGCTTTCCATAGACGTTAGGATCAAGTCCTGCACGCGTGATTTGATCTACAAAGATTCGTTGAATGTCGTAATACGCACCTTTTTGAGGATCCACTGTGGTCACCATGAGAAGCCATAACGGTTTATCTGGGTGACGTCTTAAGAGTTCTACAAAAGCCATAATCGTCAAATCTTGTCGTTTTCGTTGACTGTTACGGTTTGCATTGAGAAACACAATGGCTTCTGTTGGAAGACCTACGTTCTTACGAAGACTCATACGGGTTGAAATGGGTAGTTTTGAATAGATGGTGGAGTCCACTGCATGTTCGATGACTTTAGGAAGAGGAATGTCTTTTCCATACTCTGAATAGGTCTTGGCCCATGAATCCGTAAAACAATAGACTTGGTCTGCCGCTTTATTGAGATCATCCATCAACTGTGGATTGATTCCTTCATAGACTTGATCCACATACAACCATAGTTTATAAGGTGATTCTCCCTTCTTGAACTTCATGGATGTAATGAATCGTGAAATGATCATCGGGTCGTTATAAATCATCACCACATCTGGACCCACCATCTCCAAATACTCATAGATTTTATTGAATCCAAATCCCTCCTCCTTCGGATCTTCACATGCAGCTGCATCATACACTATGATTCCTTCTGGAGATTTACGAATGTTTTTCTTCTCTGGATGACGTTGAAATCCAAAATGGAAGGTTTTGACCTTTGGGGCCAAGGTTGAAACTTGTGAGAGTAAGTTTGATACCACTTTTGAATATCCAGTAGTCTGGTCCACATGAGTACTTATGAGAACGAACCTCATTTGTGTCTATTCTCTCCGATCTGTATAAATAGGATGCAAGTCAATTCTGCTCAAGATTATTTGACTGCGCAAAAACGCCGTATCGCTTCTGTTCAATTCACACAGGATCCTGCGCCTGCACATCGCCGGTATAACTACGTAATCACTTCGGTTCTAGCCAACAAGGCTAGTCGATATGAGAAAGTATATTATCCACAGAACTTAAGTCTCGCGCCCGGTTCAGTACCAGGACTCGCATATGTGACTGCAGGTCTACGTCCAACCGTGAGTATATGTTGTATTGCCGCACAAGGTGCAACACCTCTTCCTGGTTCATTAGTCTAAACAATCAGTGTGCGTTAATACAAATGCCGGGCGGCTTGATGCAATTGACCCAGGTCGGGGCACAAAATCAACTAATCAATGGAAATCCATCGATGACCCATTTCAGGGCAGTGTATCGAAGGTATACAAACTTTGCGATGGAATCCATTCGTATGGACTTTTCTTCGTCGAAACTTGACTTCAATGCAACTCAGACACGTACACTCAGTTGCCGTATTGACCGATTTGCACAGCTTTTACATGATACCTATTTGATGATCACTCTTCCTGATATTTGGTCACCGATGGCTGCAGTATCAGCTCCACCTTCGGACTATGAACCCAACTGCACCGCGATCGGATACGAATTTCAATGGATCAAAAACATTGGATACAACTTGATTGACCATGTAGACATTGTGATCAATAACGTCACAATACAGACTCTCACAGGTGAATGGTTGAAGATGTACTCGTATTTCACACACGATGCAGCCAAACGACGTGTAGTCGATCAGATGGTTGGAAACATTCCTGAATTGTATGATCCGGCCAATGCATACGATCGCATGAACCAATATCCTCATGCAATCACACCTGCATCGTTACCTACGACCATGCCGTTTACGTTGACGCCTGAACCTTCCATTCGCTCACGTCAACTCGTGATTCCTCTTCATTTTTGGTTCTGCGAAAACCCGGGTCTGGTCTTACCATTAGTATCTCTTCAGAATTCAGAGGTCTATATTAACGTCACACTTCGGCCCTTGAATCAACTGTATACAGTGATTGATGTAAATCCAGCGATTGCTGCAGCGACTATTTCAACTGTTGTATCAACCGGGTCATCGGTGTCTGTAACGACTGTAGCGGCCCATGGATTCAGTGTAGGAACGTCGGTAACGCTTCAAGGATTATTGGGTTCAGCGATTCCATTGAATAACACATTCACAGTTACGTCTGTTCCTACAGTGACGAGCTTTACCATCGCGTCTACAATCACAATTGCTGCATTGGATCAAACTCAAACAACTGCATCGGTGAGTGGATCTACCAATCCATCGTATGGTCAGCGTATCCAACCTACCGGTTCCTATCCAATTGGAATGTTTTTGAGTCCACCGACTGTATCTGGAGCCTCTACAACTTCAACTGTGACCACGTTCTATGCAAATCCATACTTGGAAGGTAACTTCATCTACTTGACCGATATGGAAATGAATCAGCTTGCTACAGCCGATCAAGTATGTCTAGTTAAGCAGGTCCGATACGTTGTGAAGGAAGGTCAGTATGGTGCAAATTCAGATTTAGAAATTCCAATGTTCAATATGGTTACACGTATTGTCTTTGCAGCCCATCGGTCTGATAAATTGATTACCAATGATTGGGACAATTATACGAATTGGACAAATTCGAATAGGGCACCCTTTTCAGGTAGTACAACGAGTGTTGGAGACCTATTGTATTCATCCGGTCAATATCAGATTTCCTCAGTCTATCCTCGTGAAGTGATTACAGACGGTATTCTTCTTCTGGATGGAAATCAACGGTTTGCTACAAAACCCACTCAGTACTTCTCACTTCTACAGCAGTACAAGCATACAACCGGTGAACAACCTGTATCGCTTCCGGGTATTTATATGTATTCATTCGGATTGAACAATGATCAATACCAACCCAGTGGAGCATTGAATGCAAGCATGTTCAATAAGGCCGTTCTACGTATTTCGCTTCAACAGCCTCTTCCAACTGCTGTAGGTGCAGGCGCTCAATCCATTGTCTGTATCTTGAAATCCACTGCATTGAGTCAGAATCCGGTCGTGATTTCAGATCCATTCGCTAGGAATCCACCCACACCTGGAAATCCAGAAGGTTCATTGATTTACCCACAAGATCAGCTCCTTTCGGTCGTACAGACAGTCGCTAACAACAATATCATTTTTTCATACACGTATTCAGTCGGAGTCTATGTTGAATCCATCAATTACCTGCGAATCGTAAGCGGACTTGCAAATCTCGTGTTCGCCAATTAACAATGGGAGACATTCTAATTGTGAGTGCCGACTACATCGTTGGAAACCAAACCATCGATGTAGTAGACTATGTAACAACACAACAAAGTAGTCAATATGGTGCGATTGACTTTCCAGTCCAAAAGCTGGACGATGATCTGCGTAAAGACAACCGAATTACATTAGCGAAAGACTCTGATCCATTAAAGCTCACACCTCCAAGATTAACCATTCAATATACGAATGAAAGCGGAGCCTATCATAGTGTAGACTATACGATTACAGAGAAGGTTACACTTGGAGAACGAACTGCATTTGGAAAATTCGTTCAAAAACCGGGTGACGTTCTTTCCGGTTTTGCTACTTCTGCAGGTATGATTCTGTTTGGGTTCTCGTTTATTGTAATTTGGGCGTTAGGTGTACTATGGGCCTATAAACAGTGGGAATATCTTCAAAGTGCGTATATCAGTGGAGCTCTTACCGCAGTTCCTTCCGATGACTTAGGAATTCTTGGTAAGTGGATCGGTGTTCTTATCTTCTTCGTGTTCAAGTACGGAGAAACCCTTGGGAAATTTGGAGGTTCAGGAGCACAACCCGGATGGATTGTGAAGTTCATCTTTTCATTCCTCGCAGCACTCACACCGATTGCGTCTCTCATTTTTCAGTTTTTGATTTGGTTCACAGTGGTTCAATCTCTTCTTAGTAGGAAATAATGATTGAACTCAAATGGTTAATCGCAGGAGTTCTTACCGGAATGTTTCTCGGGGCTGTCTTTATTCCACCGACTCGGACAACGAAAGGAGTTCCTAAACCTGGAAGTCCCGAAGTCTTCTACACTGAAACCGGATGTGTCCGCTTTGAAGCAACTGAAGTTCCATGTACTGCAGAGCCGGATTCTCTGAATCTCCTCGCATCACAGAAGTAATGAAGTTCACAGTTCCTGTTACACATGTTCTTCACCGAGGTGCTTCCTTTTTTTCATTCATTATCGGACTTGGATTAGCTGTACTTGTGTTTCATCGTGAGTACGGAGTCTTGAAGACACTTGCAGTGCCTCTTCGTGAAACAATGAATCGCGTCGTAAAAGTGGATGGAAAGTGCTATCGTTTCCGCGTGGAAGATGCCCAATGTGAAATCCCGTCTTCTTCATAAACAATGGAAGGTTCTACTTCTCTCGATGCTCTACTCCCAAGTCCTCAAGGCCCGCAGTCAGCTCCACCCGTTTATCCAGAAGCTAGTCAAGGTGGACCCAGTGCAACTGCAATGGCTCCTTCTTTCAAGCCTTCCCTTCCGGCCATGACCTTCATGTTTCGCAATCTTCAATTGTATTTTGCCTTCTTTGCTGCGACCTTTATTTTGTCGTTGGCCACACCTCGCAATCTGCTTTTACAATACATTCCAAGTGCCTATACTTCGAACGGTGTTGTGAGCTATCAAGGTGCTGCAGTGATCGGCGGTGCATCGGTCGTCCTAGCCCATTTCGTCAACGTAGTCATTACAAGCTTTCTGGGTTAATACAGAGAGTGTATAATGCAATGCCCACCTGCGTGGGTCTATCCACGCATCCTGCTTGGCGCCGGAAATCAATTAACTCCCTTCTTTGCAGCTAAATACAACATTACCCACGTGGTCAATTGCGCATTTGCCGACGATTGTCCAGAATGGTGGAGAACACGACATCCAGGACAGTATGCTGAATTGCATGCAGTGGATAGTCTACTTGTGCACATTCTTGATTGGTATCCAGAGTTTGAGAACTGGATGCGTCTCTTTCTACGCTCAACGAATGGAACCGTATATGTTCACTGTAAAGCCGGTGTGAATCGGTCTGCGTTTTTGGTCTTAACGTTTGTCTGTAAACACTTTGGAATTGATTTCAATACGCTCTTAGCTGCGGTTAGACTACAACGTCCAATCGTATGTGATAATTCTGCTTTCATGAAACAGGTGAAAGACGAACTATATGGATGTGTTCAGAGTGAGAAAGGCGAGGGAGACAGAAACAACGTCCATGGGAACACTTGATTCGGTACATCAAGACATTGTGTCTGGGTTACGCGATTCAAAGCTCCATACGTTAGAGTTGAAACTAGAAGCTGAAGAACTTAGAGTTCGTCTTGAAACTCTACGTACTTCAGGTGAGATTGCAGATGTTGTGACGTGTAGTACGTGGGAAGCACGGATACATGAAATTGAATCGGAACTGGCCCGTGCGAACCCAGTGGAGGATTATTACATGAAAAACATGGACATCCATATGTAGTACAACGACCGACCGACACAAGTGGCTCAGAATCCAAAGGATACGACGACCTTCATGAAGTTTTTCACAGCAGTCGTTCCGGTTGAATCTGCAGGTATGACGAAGAAACAGATCTTCGACGAGTATGTAGCCCGCATGAAACTTGGAAACGCCCCTGAAGTCACTCAGCAGATGACGGAACACTGTAATAGCTGTAACGTTGCACGCGAAGAGATTAGTTCAGAAGGTATTTTAGTCTGTCCACGATGTGGATCCGAAGAGTACTCCTTAGTTGTGTCCGATTTCCCTTCGTTTCGCGATCCACCGAAGGAGCGTAATAATTACGCGTACAAGAAGATTAACCATTTGAATGAGATTCTCAACCAGTTTCAGGCCAAAGAGTCTACCATGATTCCTGAA